TCAGCACCTGTTGTTTCGTCGGTGCCAACATTAACATAAATCAAATAATTTTTACCGGCAGTAGGCATTGCCACCTGTTGCGGTTTATAAAGTTTTTTTGCTGTAGCTGGTTGAGCTGGCATTAGTAGATACCTCCGTTTGTTTCTTCATTCAAATTAATAAGGCGAGCCACAAACCTGTACTGTGTGCCAATCAATGGCCGTACTGAATCATGGTCGCCTACTTTACTTGTACATTTAATATCGATGATTTGATAGCCACTATCTTGCAAGATACACATATTGGGATTTAAACATCCACAATCATCACGCAGCTTAGTCATGATTTTTTCAAGCTTTGTTTCTAGATTTGCTATTAGTTCATATCCAACTGATAGGTCCGGGTCATCATTCCGTCCCCAAACTTCAACAAATAATTCCTGTTGCATTTCAGATTGCACAGAGTTGTCTCCTGGCATCGTTTCTCCTCGAATAACCATAATAACTCCATGACTATCAATCTTAGCAGCCTGTGGGCGCATAGCGCCCAATATAACATTAAAATCATATCCGGAGCTAACAATGATATCTTTAATATGTTTCATTAACTCAAACCACATATTACCCCCTATAGATTTCAACAGAACGATATCCTTTGTACTCTGTAGGGTTACCTGTAAGCTGCTCCGGTGTTATTCGCGATTCCAATAATTTAATACGAGCTTCATAGTATTCTAATTTTTTAGAATAAAAGTCATCCGTCGAACCATTACTAGTATAACTTCCTGGTAAAGCATACGATTTATTAACGCAGACTTCTCGATAGATATATGCAAGGACTAATTCATCGATAGTAAAACTACGTATAACTTTATCCTTTGACACACCCAATCTATCCGCAAGTACATATAGCCATTGTTCTGCTTTGGATACAGCGTTCTCTGTTACCTCTTGCGTTAGCAATTCATCCCCTAATAGGTCGGCCATATCTTCAAAATTATATAGCATACAGTACTCCTTATATTTCAAAACTTAGCGTAATCTCATCTTTTACTAGCCCTTGTGCCACATCATCTAGTGCAATACCGGTATATCTGGAAAAAATACTAGTAATATTTGAGACATTATTCTGCAACGCTTCATACAAAAATGGATCTGGGGCAGTCCCAGGGTGAACCACTTTCCTAGCAAATATAAACCCATTACCGCCTTGTGGTACGAATCTCAATATCTTCTTAAAATGCGGCCGAATTACATGTGCTGGTGTCCCTGCATGTACAAAAGGGCCGTATTTAGCGACATCACTATCAATAAATACAACCCCTTGCATTCCACTATTAGAAATTCGATAATCAACAGCCTTTTCTAAATTCCCTGTTCTCGAGGTAAATCTATGTTTCTCCTGTGCAGTATCTCGAACTTCAATAGTACTTGCTTTTACTGCCTGACAAATACGCTTGTTGAAAATATCCTGGCTATTCATAGCAATTATTTTTTACCGGAACCCTTGCCGGAGGTTTTATCCTCAGTGCCCTCATCCTTAGGCTCTTTGTCCGGAGGATTTTCATCCTTAGGCTCTTTGTCAGCCTTTGGGGTTGTATTTTTAGGTTCCTTTACAGGTTTATCTTCCACAACTTCATAGCCGTGCTCTTTAAACCATTCAATGTGGTTAGCATCTTCGGTGAAGCCTTCACCATTCACAAATACAACTGAACCAGTTTGACCTGTATAATCAGGCACTGGAGATTTAATAATCGGCATAATTGACCTCCTTATTTAACCTTAATTTTACGGAATACGCCTGCTGCCTTAGATGCTTTTAATGCAACAGCAGCAACCATTTCGACCTCGCCTTTTTTAACTGCACCAGCATTGGTGAAGTCAGGCAACCACAAATTAACCACATTATCGCCAGCCAAAGAAACACCGTGGAAACCATCGAGGCCAAGGCGTGCGACATATAAAGAAGTTTCACCTTGACCATTAATACCTACCACAGGATCATTGCTACCAGCTTTGGCACCAAGGTCAACTAACGGTGTAATGCCGTAATATTCAACTTGTTGTCCGAATTCATTTAATTGAGTAGAGTACATCGCAGAACGTCTAGCTACTGCTCGAATTTTAGCAATCAATTTAGAGTTGCCCATAATGGCAGATGGCGCACCATCCAAGCCTAAAAGGAATTCATCGAGTTGGTCTAAGAATGTCTTGTAGTTTGCATCAATAGCACCACTATCAGACAAATCAATAGCTGCTGTAGGTGTATATTCAGTAGAAGAACCTAAAAGCGCCTTGTCTAAACCATCAAATGCTTTAGCGTTGGTACCAGTATCGCCATTAATAACTGTGTCATTAAACAATGCAGTTGCAGCCTTGACCTTTTGCTCGATTTGTAATGTTACTTCATCAACAATACCGCCCATTTTAGCGATTACACGGTCGATTTCAAAGGATCCGCCAAATACTTTCAAATCAACAGTATGACGTTTGCGAGTTACACTTTGAGGTGTGTATTCAGCATTAATATCACGGAAATCTGCAGTTGGTTGTGTTAATAATCGAGTATAACCATAAGTTAAAGTACCGCCACCGCCAGTAGGAGATACAGCATCATCAAATGTTAAGTTTTCAAATAAAAAAGACGATTTACGGAATTCATCAATAACTCCCATTTGTAAATCGTCTTGTACGTTAAGTTTTGCTTCAGCTAATGTAATTGGCATTAGTTTATTCCTCCGTTATTAGAATTTATAAAATTTATTGGGCTTCAATAGCAGCCGCTACGGCCCCCTTTAAACCTACTGGCTTATTACTGCCAGAATTGTTGCTTCCTGCACCACTTGTGCCTGAACCACTCCCGCGTTTTTGTACATCTTTAATTGCATAATCTTTACCTTTTAGCCATTCATCTACGCAATCGTCAACAGTTCCGCTAGTACCATCAGGCTTAATATATCCATAAGTACCATCTTCGTTGACTTTGATGTTACCAACAATCAGCTTTGAAAATTCCTTAGGATCCATAGCGTTACGCTTCGTCAAAGAATCAACCACGGCTGCAGAAATTTCAGACTGTACACGTTGTGCATCAGCATTTTCTCTTGCTTTACGCTCGGCCTCTACAGAATCCTCCAGGGTTTTAATTCGTTGCTGCATAGCTACAATACCTGCATCATCTTTAATCCCTGTAGAAGTAATTTTTTCTAGCTTGCCTTGCGCATCGGCAAGCTCACGGTCGGCGACTTCTTTTGCCGCTTTTGCTGCTTTCGCCTCATCATTCTTGGCATTAAATTGACTCTTGGAAACGTAGTTTTCACCATAATCCTTAGTCACTGCCTCTGCTTGTTCCTCCGTTAACCCTAACTTAATTAGTTCCTCTTTTGTCATCTGTATGACCTCCTGTAAAATAAACTTTCCCTCTTCGCTTTATTTTCGTGAGCCACACCTCACGACCGCGGTCTTGTTCTTTTACGCCTGCAATACTAAAAAGGCAAATAAAAAAGCACCTGCATAAGCAAGTGCTTGATTGATTAAATTAAGTTTTAAATTTCTCGTATTTCTACGATTTCACTGGCATACAATTCATATTCGCCAACATCTATAGACGCTTCGTCTGGCTCATTATTTACGCTAGATGTATAACCCAATAATTTGCCTTTCATAGTATCTCCATCAACGAATATGACTTCAATATTTTCTGACTTGATTTCATCGTATCGTCTACGCAATTCTTTTTCTGTCATTTTCGTTCACTTCCCTTCGGTACTATATGAATGCCTTTATTAGATACATGCACAGTCGCAAAGCTAGTACTCCGTTTCGCTCCTGTCTCTTCATGTACATCATACCCAATATGTGGGTATATATCAACTAGTATTTTATAGTTCCAATCGCCATTACGTGTAAACCCTATTCCTCCATTATTCGCTCCAACTCTTATCGCCTTCAATACATCAGAATGTGATGGTTCGACATCGTAATAGCTTTTATTTTTTGAGGCATCATATAGCTTACCATCTTTTACATGCATGCTCTGCCGAGCTACATATGATTTATTAAAATATGGAGAATTAATATAGTCTATAATGCGAGCTTTGACATCTTCTTTAATTTCGCCATCTTTCCGTTTTGAGATTTCTTCGACACGAACTTTACCATCTTTTATGTAGTCTTTTAGACTCTCAATCACCGGGAGTCTGCGTTTAAAAACATCTCCACTCCACCCCCTAGCTTTTTCAGTCCACGATATATGCCCATTCATTACTAAGTTGCGTCCATTTACCCCTAATATTTGTTCTTGTTCTGTTTTATTCAACGTCTTTAAATATGACAATCCGCCGGCTTCTACATTAGGCTTTGCAACAGTATTATTAATCATGCCATCGATAACTGGCATAATGCGACAAAGGCAATGTGGATGTGCTGGCAAATGTGGGAACTTATCCTTTGGATACACTCCGCGGCCTAACCCATATAAATCTGCGTTAGCATATACATCGCAAATATCGACAATAGGGTGACTCGAACTCATTCGCCACCGAAAGGCTACCACATCAGGATCATCTAAATGTCTTGCAATTTCCCCCTCAGCATATGCCCTCGCTCGTTCTGTCCGCGCAATGCGCTCTGCATGATATCTTGCCTTTTCTTGAGTTGCAACGTACACCGCACGATTAACGGCTGCGGCATTTCCTTTTTTTATTGCTTCTATCAATTCAGTATATGCAGCCCTCATCCCAGGTGTTGTGCGTTGTTCAATTAAATATCGTACTTTTCTGATTTGATGTTTTACAACATCACGCCCCATCTTATCTGTAGGAAGCACGATGCTTAATCGATTAATACGTTTTATGAATATTGGTATTTCAGCTTTTGAAATAATAGTTTCACTA